CCCCATAAATTTGGTACAAAGGATAAAACGGTTACGACCAAACCAGCACAAACAGTAGCGTCAGCAACGCGAAGTGCAAGACCAGGTCGCAAAACTATGAGGCTCACATCGTCTCAAGTAGCAATTGCTAAAAAATTAGGTGTGCCATTAGAAGAGTATGCGAAACAATTAAAAATCACGGAAGGAATATAAGCATATGGAAGATAACAAAATAAAAACCTCACGTGCGAGTCAAACTAGGTCTAAAACAGAAAGACCAAAAGTATGGACTCCACCATCATCTTTAGATGCACCCCCTGCACCAGACGGGTTTAAACACAGATGGATAAGAGCTGAAAGCATGGGATTTGATGATACATCAAACATGTCAGCTAAGTTAAGATCAGGATATGAATTAGTGAGAGCTGATGAACATCCAGATAGTAATTATCCAACTGTCCAGACTGGAAAATATCAGGGAGTAATCGGAGTTGGTGGCTTGTTGCTAGCCAAGATACCAGATGAGATCGTTGAGTCGCGAAAAGAATACTTTGCAAAACAAGTTCAAGATAAGAACGACGCAATAGACAACGACCTTATGAAGGAACAGCATCCAAGTATGCCGATCAATAATGATCGACAGACTCGTGTAACCTTCGGTGGTACAAAGAAAAGTTAATTTTTTAACAATTCTTGGGTTAATCCCTACCAACGAATTAACAATTAACCCGTTCACGCTTAAACTCGTGAACAGAATAAGGAAAACAATATGGCAAATAAAGATGCAGCTTTTGGTTTCAAACCGACAAGACACTTGTCTGGTGGACTAATCAGAGCAGAAGAGTATGCAATTGCTAACAACGCGTCAGGTTCAATTTTTACTGGACAAGTCGTTGAAGCAGTAGCAGGTGGTGGTATTGAACCAGCAGCAGCGGGAGACACACAACAATTGGGTGTATTCGGTGGTTGTTTTTTTACTGACCCCACAACAAGTAAACCTACGTTTAAAGCGTCATACACACAAGTCGCAGCAGCGGATATAGTAGCTACAGTTCATGTAGATCCTAATATCGTGTATGAAGTACAGCATGATGGTACTGGAACAGCACTGATGAATAATTCGGCTTTTGATTTTGTAGGAGTAGCAGGTTCTGCTATTACTGGTCAATCAACTTCGGAGTTAGACACGTCTACTTCAGGTACATCAGGCGGTTTTAAACAAATCGGTATATCAAAAGATCCTGACAATAGTGATGTAGCTTCAGCAAATGCAAATGCATATGTTGTATTCAACACTGGCGAACATGTCTTTAAATTAACAACAGGCGTATAATAGGAGTATAAATTATGGCTATATCAAGAGCACAACTAGTTAAAGAACTAGAGCCAGGTTTGAATGCACTATTCGGCCTGGAATACAAAAACTACGCAGATGAGCATGCTCAAATTTTCGATGTCGAAAATTCGGACAGAGCTTTTGAAGAAGAAGTAATGTTAAGTGGTTTCGCAAACGCTTCAGTAAAACCTGAAGGTTCAAGCGTTAACTACGATACAGCACAGGAATCTTTCACTGCTAGATACACACACGAAACGCTTGCTTTAGCGTTCTCAATCACTGAAGAAGCGATTGAAGATAACTTGTACGATAGACTTGCGTCTAGATATACAAAAGCATTAGCTAGATCAATGGCAAATGCTAAACAAGTTAAAGCAGCAAACGTACTGAACAACGCGTTCAGTTCGTCTTTCACAGGTGGTGATGGAGTAGAACTTTGTTCTGCTGTTCACCCAATTGTGGCTGGAACGTTCAAAAATGAACTGTCAACTGCAGCTGACTTAAACGAAACTTCGTTAGAGCAAGCTCTTATTGACATCGCAGCAATGACTGATGAAAGAGGCCTAAAAATTGCAGCTAAAGGAGTTAAAATGATAATTCCTTCTGCGCTTCAATTTACTGCTGAAAGACTTATGAAGTCTCAAGGTAGAACAGGTACTGCAGATAATGATATCAATGCAGTTGGTAACATGGGGATGATTCCTCAAGGTTATGTAGTTAATCACTACTTAACTGATACTGACGCATTCTTTATCAAGACTGATGTTCCTAATGGATTAAAAATGTTCGTTAGATCACCAATCAAAACTGCAATGGAAGGCGACTTCGAAACTGGAAACGTTAGATACAAAGCTAGAGAGAGATATTCTTTTGGATTCTCTGACCCTAGAGGTATCTTCGGATCACCAGGAGCAGCGTAATCGTAATAATTTTGTGGCGGACATAGTTCCGCCACACTTTAAATATAGAAAGACAAAACATGAAAAATACCTCTATCAACATTTGGGCCTACAATTATCACGCTAAATTTAATATTGAGCATGATGAAGATACAGCTGAAAGTGTTGAAAAAGCAATACTTGACAAGCTAGGAGAAAAGAGTATAGTTTGGGAATATCTCGGAGATGCATATCATTCGGGATTAAATAGAATAACTTATGAAGAGGTTATCGATGATACAAGACCTGTACAAACAAAAAAGGTCCTTGGAGTTGAAGTGGCAACAGGAGCACCTAGATAATAATAGGTATACTCTTGAGATGGTTAAGATAGATGACAAAGTTAAAAGAGTCATTACTGACATCAAGCTGGAAGAAGCAGCTATTGCACATAGACAGAATCAAGTTGAGGATGTCACTCCACAAGTTTCTGTAGCTACTTAAGTCACAAAGCTACATCGCTGAAATCGCACTTTTATTACAGGGTCTCTTGCACTCTATTAAAAAGTAGAATATAAATTACACACTATATAAAAATAAATTTAAATGTAGACGCGTATAGTCGACAACCCTAGGGACTACATTTACATATTCTAGGAGGAATATTAACATGGCTAATACAACATTTAACGGCCCAGTAAGAGCAGAAGGTGGTTTTGAACAAATTACTAAAACTGCAGCAACAGGTGCAATAACAACTAACTTTGATATAGATGCAAGCGGTAACATTTCAGGTACTGGTACATCTAGAATCACAGGAACAACTACTTTTGTTGTCCCAACAGTAACAATCGTAACAGGTTATACTTCTGGTACAGTGTTAACAGCAGCACAATCAGGATCTATTGTAACCTTTCCTGCAATGAATGGTGCAGCAAGTTTATCACTTCCAGCAGCAGCTGATTGTGTAGGGTCTACTTTTCATTTTGTAATGTTAGGTACAGCAGGTAATGATGTAGACATTATTACTAATGGATCTGAAAAAATTATAGGTTGTGTACCAAAAGGTGATGGTGACAACGTAGGAATTTCAGATGCAAATGATTCTATAGGTTTTGATGCAAACGCAGTTGTAGGTTCAAGTTTTAAAGTGACTTGTCTTTCATCTACAGCAGCACTAGCTTTCCTTGCACACGACATCATTGATGGACTTGCAGCGAATGTTGGTTCAATAAATCTTAAATAATAAATAATTAATGTGGGGCTTCGGCCCCACAGTTTCTTAATTAAGGAGGGAAACACATGGCAGACGTAGTAACAGGACCAACAATCCTACAAGAAAACGACAAAAGAGTAGTTATTAAAATAGTAAATCAATCAGATGGAACAGGTGCAACAACTGTATTTGGTGATGTTTCGGCATTAAACGCAAACGCAGACGGAAGCCCAGTATTACATTTATCTTTATTAAGAGTATGGTTTTCATCGCAAGGTGGAGATGGTGGAGATTCATTTGCACGTTTAGATGAAGAAGATGATGATGGCGATATACCTATTATAGGTTTAACAGGATCAGGTTATTGGGACTTTAGAGAATTTGGTGGAATACCAGCAGATAAATCTAATAACACTAACGAGAGCGATGTTAACTTTGTAGTTCCAGGTGCCGCAGATTCTGGCAACATGTATACAGTAGTAGCAGAGTTTAAAAAATTATATAGTTAGGATTAACTGATGGCCAACACAACTTCAGGCACAGTTACTTTTGACAAAACTTTTGCAGTAGACGAAATTATTGCAGAGGCTTACGAACGTATAGGTTCACAAGTAACTTCTGGATATCAA